AAAAGCGTTTTACTCCTACGATAAATAAAAGATGGCAAATATAACTAAACTTTACTCCGATATAGACTTCACATTCATCCGTAAACCAGGGACGAATGATGTTGCACTTAGTTACGACAATCAAGCCGTCATTCGTTCTGTTCGTAATTTGTTACAAACTAAACACTATGATAGACCTTTTAACCCAGGACTAGGTTCGAATATGGAACTTATGTTGTTTGAGCCAGTTTCAGACATGACAGCTTCATCTATTGAAGCCGAAATAAAAAATACTATTGAAAACTATGAAAAAAGAGTTAGTTTAAAGAATGTTAAAGTTGTTCCAAGTCCGGATCAAAATGCATACGAAGCAAGTTTAACATTTTTCTTAGAAAATGCAACAATACCAACAACAATAACACTTCTTCTAGAGAGAAATAGATAAAATGGCTGGTGCAAATACAAACGTTCAAATAACCGACCTTGACTTTGATACAATCAAAAATAATTTAAAGACATTTTTGAAGTCACAGGACACACTAAAAGATTACAACTATGAAGGTTCTGCACTTTCAGTTCTGTTGGATCTTTTGTCATACAACACGCAATATAATGCATACTACTTGAATATGGTTGCCAATGAGATGTTTTTGGACTCTGCGATTCAAAGAGATTCAGTTGTTTCACAAGCAAAAATATTGAATTATACACCAAGATCAGCAGTTGCACCGACAGCCACAATTACTTTGACTGTAAATCAGGTAACATCAGCCTCATTAACTCTACCAAAATACGCAACATTTTTATCTGAAGCAATCGATGGCATCAATTATGCGTTTGTTACACCAGAATCACACACGGTTAATGTTGTAAATAATGTTGCAACATTTTCAAACATAAACATCAAACAAGGTGTATCTTCTGGTATTTCTTATACTGTTAATTCAACACAAAATCCATCCTATACTTTTAAAATTCCTGATGTAAATGTAGATACATCCACACTACAGGTAACGATTCAACAATCATCTACCAACACTTCTATTCAAACATTTACTAGAGCCACAGACGTTTTAAATTTGGATGAAACATCACCCGTATATTTCTTACAAGAAGGTTTAGGTGGTCATTATGAAGTTTACTTTGGTAATGGCTTAATTGGTAAAAAATTAACAGACGGTAATATAGTTCAACTATCATACTTAACAACATCTGGTACATCAGCATATGGTGCAAATAGTTTCGTGATTATGGCACCAGTAGGTGGTTTTTCAAATACCAGTATAACACCAATAACATCTGCAACAGCTGGTTCAACAAAAGAATCTATCAATTCCATTAAATTCCAGGCACCAAAATCATATGCAGCCCAAGGACGTGCAGTTACTAAAGAAGATTATATTACTGCGATGCAACAAAATAATTTGGGCATAACCTTTGATGCGGTAAACGTTTGGGGAGGACAAGAGAATGATCCTCCAGTTTATGGTCAAGTGTTTATTTCTGCAAAACCAAATGGTGGTTATACATTTACTGATGTTCAAAAACAAAAGTTGTTGGATCTAGTCATCAAACCAATCTCTGTTATGACTGTACAACCAACGTTTGTTGATCCTGATTACACATACATTCAGATTACCGCAAATGTATTGTATGATCCAAAGAAAACTACATTGAGTTCTGGTCAATTACAGGCTTCAATTAAAAATGCAATCTCATCGTATTCGGTTCAATCGTTAAATACATTCAATTCAACATTCTCTGTTACAGATTTCAACGATATTGTAAAAAATGTGGATTCTTCAATCATTGCAAATGAAATTAACATTCAAGTGCAAAAGAAAATATATCCAAACCTAACAATACCATCTACTTATACGTTACATTATGGAACATCACTCAAAAAAGGATTGTTCCAAACCGGTATAAGTAGTTCACCATCAATGCTTTTTAGAAACCCAATTAATCTGGCAGAAACAATTTCTGGTGTATACATTGAAGAAGTTCCTTCATCAACAGGTGGTGTCGAGTCCATTTTGATTACCAATCCAGGTTTCAGTTATCAATATGCACCAACTGTAACTATCAAAGGTGATGGTACTGGTGCAACAGCCACCGCAGAAATCAATTCAAACGGTGTTTTAAAAGCAATCAATATAACAAATGCAGGATCAGGATACACCAGTGCTATTGCGGTCATCACACCACAATATAATGACAATACAGGTCAACAAGGTGCTGCGGTTGTTATATTAACCGGTCGTTATGGTACGTTGAGAACATATTATAACAACACAGACAACGTAAAAACTGTTTTCAATAACAATGCGGGAACAGTAGACTATGAAATGGGTGTAGTTACTTTGAATTCTTTAGGTGCTTTGGATGTTGATAATCCTTTAGGTCAGTTGACAATCACAGCAAATCCAACCACAACGATTGTTTCTTCTTCATATAATAGAATTATTACAGTTGATCCTTTTGATCCTGGTGCTATCGCAGTCAATTTAACCGCTAAGACATGATTAATAACAACGAAAAAACATCTTTGTTGGTCGGTTCACAGCTACCTGAGTTCGTACAATCAGATCCCGACTACGAAAATTTTAGATTGTTTCTCCAGGCTTACTATGAATGGATGGAACAAGAAGGTAATGCTTTACAAAGAGCAAAGAATCTTCCATTGTATCACGATATTGATACAACAACGAATGAATTCCTACAATATTTTGTAAATGATTTTTTGCCATATTTTCCAAACGACACACTCTTAGACCAAAAAGAAGCTGTAAAAATTGCAAGACAGTTGTATCAAACAAAAGGTACACCTGCATCTTATAAGTTTCTTTTTAAAATACTTTATAACTCCGATTTCGATATCTTTTATACCAAAGATGCGGTATTGAGAGCATCATCCGGTATCTGGTATGTTGCAAAGAGTTTGAAGTTGGCTACTGGCGACAAAAGATTCTTAAACATACAGAACTATAGATTGTTTGGTGAAACTTCCAAGTCTATTGCAACCGTAGAAAATGCAATTTTAGCTGGTACAAAGATAGAAGTTTTCATTTCAAATATTGAAAGATTGTTTCAGTCTGGTGAGTTTGTTCGTGTTGTTGATAATAACAATCAAGATGTTCTTTTTGATGGTGAACCACTTAGATCAAAAATTGTGGGTCAAATCAGTCAGGTTAATGTTGATCCAAAAAATAGAGGATTGTTATATCAACCAGGTGATCCAGTAATTGTTTACAACGGACTAAATCCGGAAATAGATAATCCAATTGGTGCGGTTGCAGAAGTTGGTCAAACAACATCAGGTTCAATACAAAGTATTAAAGTGTTGACTGGTGGTTATGGATATACAGATTTTCCAAACACAATTATACAATTAACTAATGCGCCAGGTGCAAACGCAATTGTTGGAACATTAAATCCTGTTGGCCAAGCCAACGTTGCATTGGTACCATCAGATAGTATTGGATTGAAGAAAGATATTATTCTTGGTAACACAAATTATTATTTTTCAAATGTTGTAACATCAAATATATCCACAAAATTATCTGACGCATTTACATTCAGTTCTTTTCCAACATTTCCTTTATCTTCCGTGTTGGTTATAAATGGTGGCGGCGGCATCGTAAAAATACCTACCGCATCGGCAATATCAAAATATCCAACTGATACTTCAAATGATGCTGTAATATCTTCAATGGGTATTCTTGGTCCAATACAAATATTAAATGGTGGACATGGATATCAAGCAAATGATAAGATAGTTTTTACTGGTGGTTCTGGTCTTGGTGCATATGCAAATGTCATGTCTGTGAACGCAACAGGATCTATTACAAAAGTTGATTATGTTCAAGGTCCATTTAAAGGATATCCATATGGTGGTATGGGTTACAAAGGTACTGATCTGCCTTCTGTTTCCGTTTCTTCTGCAAATACACAGGCTGCAAACGCACAACTATTTGTTCCAGGAATTTTAGGTGAAGGTGCAACATTCTCTGTTGTCGTTGACCGTGCAGGTTCTGTTACCACAATCAAACTTATAGATGGTGGCCAAGACTATGTTACAACACCAAATGTGTCTTTGAAAGTGCAAGACATAGTTGTTTCAAACGTATCGATATTTAATCTTCCACAAAAAGGTGATGTTGTTTACCAAGGTGCAAATATTAATGTTTCAACATATAGTGCCACAGTAAATTCAGTTTCTGAACTAACGTTTGATGATGACCCAACAAAATCTTTCTGGAATCTAAGAGTTTTTAATTATAATTCCACACCAAACACAAATTTGATTTTGAATATTGATAGAAATATTCATATGCCAATGGCAAATACACAATTCGATTCAAATTATGACGAAACTGGTGTTAGAAACTATGGTGATGGATCAGCCAAAGCAACTGCAAAATTCTTAAATGGATTGGTTGTCAGTCAAGGACAGTATCTAAACACACAAGGACAACCAAGTTCTTTTGATGTGTTACAAAGTTCAAAATATAATAACTATACCTATCAAGTAACAGTACAAGAATCTATTGCAAAATATAGAAATATATTATTGAATCTACTACATCCAACTGGCATGAGATTGATTGGCCGATATGCGATGAAGTCTGAACACACAACTAATTATCACGTTAGAGATAAATTGAATCGTGGTTATCCTTTATACCATTTTACTGGTGAAGGATCGTATGTCACAATGACCAGTGATTATACTAATAAGAGTAATAATATTGCAACATTCTACAATTTGAATGGTGCAAATCTTCAAAGTATCATATCGGTTGGAAATACATCAATCGATATTACCACAACAGAAGGTTTAGGTGTATACGGAAAAGTTATTTCTGTTGCAAACAACCAAGTTAAATTTGAATCTAACACTTGGTTAACATATTCTAATGTGGCTGTGGCCACCGGAAATTCAGGTCAGAATACAATAAATATTGTATCTTTGACTGGTGCATATGATATCATTAACAATGGTAATTATAGTAACACAGACTTTACTTTTGGTCCTTTGATGGACATAGTGTATGTTGGTGATTCTGTATTGATTGGAAACAACACAAGTAAAGTTGTTAAATCCATAGATTATGCAAATGGTATACTTACACTCACAACAAATCTATCTGCGGATGCCAATTCTTATTTGTCTGTTAAGAGAAACTTTATAGCTAATTCGACCATCGTATCAGATCAAATTAGACTATTTAATCCAGTAGATTCATTCTATCAGTAATAAATAAAATATTATGTCAAATAAAAATATATTCACAACACAAGCAAAGACACTTTTGGTCGAACAGGTGTATTATTCACCTGTAGCTATTGTGCCACCTTCAAGCCGCAATGCACAAACAATTTATACTTTTTTGTCCAAAGTTGATGCATGGCAAGACGATAATAATGTTCCTTCTCCAACCGCAGATGAAAGATATGTCAAACAAACATTCAAAAACATGTTTGCGGCCAAATTAGTCAAAGTTTCTGATATGTCTCCAATCATTCCTAGAATAAATTGGGTTTCAGGAACAACATATGATTATTACCGTGATGACGTTGACATGTTGGAACTAAATGAAAATGGTGATTTAATTTATAATTTTTATGTAAAAAATAGATACGACCAGGTTTTCAAATGTCTTTGGAATAATAATGGTGGTGTATCAACATCAGAACCATATTTTGAACCTGGTTCTTATGGTACAAACAACATTTTCCAAGGTGGTGACGGATATAAATGGAAGTTTATCTATACTGTTGACTTTGGTTTAAAAGTTAACTTCATGGATGACGCATGGATGCCCATACCCGTTGGCGCAAATACACCTAATCCACTACAAACATCTGCTGGCGCTGGAAGCATTGATGTAATTAACGTAATAAATTCTGGTTCTGGTTATGATCCAGCAAATGCAATCGTATCAATTAGTGTAACTGGAGATGGATATGGTGCAACTGCTGTAGCAAATGTATCTAACGGACACATAAATGATATCGTAGTCACATCACCAGGTTCTAATTATACCTTTGCTGAAGTGGTAATTACATCAGCCTTGGGTGCAAATGCAGTTGCAATCGCACCAGCTTCACCAATTGGTGGTCATGGTTATGATCCAGTTTCAGAACTTGGCTGCAGACACATTATGATCACCTCACAGTTTGATGGTAGTGAGGGTAATGTTTTACCAACAGACAATGATTTCCACCAAGTAGGTCTTTTGGTAAACCCAACAACAATTTCTGCTTTCCCATACCCAGCGAATGGTGAAATCTACCGAACAACAACCGATATAATTGTTGCACCAGGATTTGGCGCATACACAGGTGATGAATTTGTATATCAAGGAACTTTGGCCAATCCAACATTTACTGCAAGTGTTTTATCATTTAACACCTCAACCAATGTATTATACTTGATAAATACCACAGGAATTATAACAACAAACGCTCCAATTTTTGGAAGTTCATCTAAAACAACAAGAACCGTATTGTCTTATAGCACTCCAGACTTTGCACCATTTTCAGGATATATGATGGTAATTGAAAACAGATCCGCTGTGCAAAGAAGTGTTGATGGCATAGAACAGTTCAGATTTGTACTGGGTTTTTAAAGGAATAAAATGTCTCTATATTTCAATGTTGATCCTTACTACGATGATTTCGATCAGACAAAAAACTTTCATCGTATTCTTTTCAGACCAGGTAGAGCCGTTCAAGCCAGGGAACTAACACAGTCCCAAACCATTCTTCAGGATCAAATTACAAAGTTTGCAGATAACATCTTCAAACAAAATTCTCCTGTGACTGGCGGACAAATCACAACAAACTTTGATTGTTATTACGTAAAACTACAAACAACATTTGGTACATCCAATATTGATGTTGCACAATTTGATGGTCTATTGGTAAAAAATTCAACAGGTACAGTTATTGCACGTGTTGTTAAAGTTGCAACAGCAACTGGTACAGCTGGCGAAGGTGATCCACCAACATTGATTTTGGTATACAAAACCGGCAATCATTTCCAAGACAATGACGTTATCTATGATGTAAATTCAAACTTGGCTGCACAAGCAATCGTTTCAGGTTCTACTGGTCAAGCCTCAGTAGCCTCTATTGCACAAGGTGTTTTTTATATTCTAGGTAACTTTGTTCAGATTCAACCATATACTGTTATTCTGGAAAAATACAACAACACACCAAGCAAACGTGTTGGACTTACAATTACCGAAACTATCTATGACTATATCAATGATCCATCTTTATTGGATCCAGCTATTGGTGCATCAAACTATCAGGCACCAGGTGCAGACCGTTATTATATCGGTCTAACATTAGATACCAGACCAATTCAACTAGGTGACGATCAGAATTTTATTGAGTTGGTACGTGTTGTTAACGGTGATGTACAAAAATTGGTGGATGGTTCTGTATATAATGTAATCGATGATTACTTTGCAAAACGTGACTATGAAACCAATGGTGA